CTGTTTCTAATTCAAGTTTCTTTACTAGTTTTCCTGTTACTTCCATTTTTATTTATTTATTTAGTTATTACTCTTTTTAAAATCTTCTGCTTCATCTTCTCCAAATACTCCAAGTTCATAGAAACCTGTTAGTTTGAGTACGGCACGTGACATAGCTCTCTTTTCAGCCATTTCCATAGTGTACCAAGTATTAGTGTTTCCGTCTTTAAATCCTGCTCCTTTTAAAGCTGATCCAAATGTTTGAATTGCCTTCCCTTCTTTTCTTGCATTGGCTTTTACCACGCAAAAATCTTTTTCACATTTAATTACATCATAATCTATGTTGATGTTTTCCAAAGCTTGTATCTTATCAATACCGCTTCTTGTTAAGATGATGTAGTGCTGATGTTTAAAGACGTCATCTTTGGTTAGATTGTACTTAATGTACTTTTCTTTTAGTGCTTCTGTTTTCATATATTCTACCTGTGTTTATTGGCTAGGATTTTTGCCTGTTAATAATTTCGTTAAAAATACTAAATTTAATTTAATTCGTTTATAATATCTTGTAAATCTTCATCATCTAATTTTCTATTCCATAATCTGCTTAGGGTTTTACTTTCGTATAGTATTTCTTCTCCTTGAATATAAACATACATATTACAAACCTTTTCTGAACTTGATAAGTCTGTGAATATTTCTCCAAAATTAGATTTTTCATATTCTTGTATCGTTCTTATTGCTTCAAACGAACCTACATTTTCATCTAGCCATTTTTCAGCTGCTGCATAGCCAATTATAAAATAGTCAGTATTGAATATTTCGTGGTGTACGTCTGAAGCTTCAGGGTTTGTTCCTTTAAGAATTTCTAGCCCTTCTATTGTGTAATCTTTTAATTCTTCTATCATTTTTCTTGTATGTATTTAATTGTTTGTTCTTTAATATATTCTATTTGTTCTTTGTCTATCCACTCTAAGAAGTTAAAAGCGTCAAAGCATAATGTAAAGTCTTTTCCGTATTCATCCTTACCTCTTAGGTATAGTTCGTTATCTACACATTGAAATGTGTTTATTTCGTGCAGTCTTTTGTGTGTTTCTTCCATTATTTTAAATTTATTATTACAGGTAACCTGTCGTTATTTTCATAGTGTTTTTTATAGATTGGTTTAAGCTCTACATCCCAACAGTCTTTCTGTTGCCAACCTTTAGTCTTGAGCATTTCACAAGCTTTCCTGTAGCATTGTAAAGCAGTTCCTACAACAACAACTGAACGGCTGTTATAAGCTAAGTCATTCCCACCTGCTCTTGTTACCATAGCAGGAATGAAATCAGGTTTTAACAACCATTCTTCAGCTATTACTTTAGTGTCATCTATTGGCTTACCTGTTATGAAAGATATTTTAGGCTCGCTGTAATCTACATAAGTAGAGTGTTCTAAATATTCTGCGTCTAGTCTTGTCATCTTAATTATTTTGAATGTAAATTAAAGTGCCTAAGATTGAAGCACCTACTACGCAGGAGTGAGCTAACACATCCAACATCTTGTTTATTCTTTCAGTCCTCTCTTGAGTTAGATTGTAGACGTCATACTTACATTGACCTTCTTTATCAAAGCGACCGTTTATCTTAAAGAAAGTTTCTTTTTGCTTTTCATTTAGGAATACAGTCACTCCTGTAGTTTTGTTTACGATTTTAAAGTTTTCCATTTTTTTATTTATTTAATTAATTTAATTTTGACAGGACAAAAATAAAATAAATATTTGAATTAATAAAGTTTTTAACTAAGTTTTTAACGAAAAAGATTAAAAATAGTTATCCCTTATCTAGTAAATTATACTAAAATAAATTTAAAAAAGATTAAAATTAGTTAAAAAAGAGGTTAAAAAAGACGTTAAAAACCTATATTGAAAAATATAAAACTATTAAAATGAGTGCAAAATAAAATAAACTTAGCTTAGTTGAGTTTGTTAATTGCATTATAAAGGCATTAAAAGGTTTAGTGGAGTTTGACCGTTATTTAGCACAACTGCACAGCCAACCGCAGGTCTTTTACCGTATTTAGCGTATGCCATAGCGTAAGATTTGTGATTGATGCCACAACCGACTTGAGTTCCATAAACTCTGAACTTCTTTCCTACATAGTGTTCTGTGTAACATTGAGTATGTAAATGTCCTTGAACTGTATTCATCATATCAGCTCTACACTTAGTACGAGCCGTACCACCTTCTCCATGAATATATTGTACTCCGTCTAGTTCGTATCGTTCTACAAAAGTCCAATCAGGTGTTTCTAATACTTCTTTAAAAGACTTAATCCATTTAGAAGGTATTGAGGAAGTCTGAGCTTTACGCATTATGATCCTGTCGTGGTTTCCTATAATTACTGTAGCCATAGGGAAAGCATCACGCCAACGCCCTATTTTCTTTATAGCTAATTCTAGCTCATCTAAGCCGCCCATTCCATCAGCTGAAGCCTCGTGATAACTTGAGTAGTGATTGTCTATTACATCGCCTATAAATACAACCTCCGTACAATTATAAGCATAGTATTGTTCTATGCAGAAGTCTAAGTAGCCATCTAAACAGAACGGTTCATGCAAGTCACCGATAACTAGAACATTTCTAGTCTCGGCTTCTCGCATCTTTTCTAGTGCCACAATTTCGTGTGGCTTTAATCTGTATCTGTTACTTCCTCTTTGCAACGTCTGCTATTCCCTGACCTACAATTAATGTTAAGATTGCGTAGTATAAATCTTTTGCAGTTGTTTCATCAACTCCTAAGTAAGTAACTAAAGCAGGTACTACTACAGAACTAACTGCATACCAAAACTTCTTGCTCTTAATCATTTGACCGATAAGGTACTTCTCTAAAAACTTTTTCATAACTATTTATTTTTGATTATTAAATTAATATTTTCTCCGCCCAAATTTAGTATTTCTTTGATTAGTAAGTCCATAGCTAAGCGTGAGTTTTCAACAACGTTATGTTCACGACCGTTTCCTACTAGAATACAACCGCTTGTATCTTTAGCTGTGTTCCCTCTATGAAATAATATCCAATCCCTATTAGGAACGTCCTGAACTAATAAGTGTAAGTAATCTCTTGTTGCACTTTCTCTTGGCAGTCTTAGTCTTACTTTGTAAGAACCTACAGGAATACAGCTTATGTTTCTTTCGTTATTGATATAAGGATTTTCTAAGGTATCACAAAAACTTTCTCCATTGATAAACAATTTACCAATAGTGCTTTCTTTTGTAAAAGTATCTCTTATTATTAAAAGATTAACGCCCTTGACCTCTGTAGGCTTTTTTAAAGCCGTTCTGCCCTTTACTTGCGTTTTTGGAGTGTATTCCCTTTCTTTTCTTTTTAACGCTCTTATAAGCGCTTGTAACAACTTTACGAGCCATCTATTTATTTTTTTCAAATTGAATGAATTTATATATAGTAAAACTTATCGCTAGTATTAAAGAAACTAGCGTTAGTATTTCGTTACAGTCTGTTATGCTAAAAGCTATTGCTGAGGTGTTAGCTAACCCTACTTGTAGAGTGTCTTTTACTTCTGTCATTTTGTTTTGTTTTTTTATCTAAGTAGGTCTTTAACTTAGTAACGTTTATAGTTTTAGGTTTATAGTGTCTTTTCATTATGAGTAATCAGAAGCGTTTAAAAAGTTTCTTAATGTAAGTTTAGTTCCCTGACGCATTGGTCTTTCTAGGTTCATACCATTATAGTACGCATTTTGGTCAGGACTAATGTCTGCTCCTGAGTTTGTATTGTATTCAGGAAAAAGAGTTGTATTATTAGTGATATACTTAATCATTCTTTCTGTAAAGTATTCAGCATTGTTTCTCACTTCTTCTCTAAGGTGTTGAGCTTCTTCTGTGCTTAAAGCGTTTCCTGTCTCAGAAGTCTTAGAATAGATGTTACCGTTTTCAGTTTTAAAGCGTAAATAAGGTATGCACATATGAAATGCCCAAGAAGGTAAACAGTCGCCTATATATTCATCTACTAAAGTCTTGTATGCTTCATTCCCTACATTACCTATTGTTCCTGCTGTAATTAAACTTTCTAATTTTTCGTAAAGTGTTGTTCCTAATTTTGGCTCAATATAGATACGCTGTGCCTGTAACACATAAGGTAACAAAATTTGTGGGTCTACATTTAAGTTGATTGCTGTGCTGTCTTTCAGCTTGCTTTCTGATATGAATAATACGTATGCCATTATCTTACATTTTTATATTTAGCAATTAATTCAGGGTTCACAAAGCCGTGGTTAGGCATATCGTGAGGCGCAACTGAAACTTCTTTTGCGTTTCTAGGAAGCTTAACTCCTCTGCTTTTTGCTTCTGTTGATGTTATTATTTTGTCTGAATTTTTTGGTCTTTTACCTTCTTGTACTAGTATAATTCTAAACCACTTATGCTTGCATAGTGCGCCGCCTTTCCACTTCCAAATTGAGTAAGTATTTGCACCGCCTTTACCCCAACCCGGATTGACAGCCCTTCTACCCATAGCAATGATATCCTCTTTACGGTATATCTTATTTGCACTTGTCATTTTTCTACAGAAATCTCTTTCCCCTACTTTGCTTCCAACATATCTGTAACGAACTCTGTAAATATCATCTACATATTCAGTTTGTTTACTCTTTTGGTCTTGTCCTGACTTCCTGTTTGGGTAAGCTGAACCTGTACTAGCAAATTCGTAATACTCAGAATGTAATTCAGATTGAAAGTCAAAGTCCTCTATTTCATCTTCTGCCTCTTCTTCTGAAATTATTTCGTAACCTTCAGGGATGTCTTCTCCAAATTCTTCAATAAAACTTTCTAGCTCTGTTTTTTCTGAGCAATCACACTTTTTTAAGTCAGTTGCTTCTGAATGGTCTTTGCAAGCCATATAAACGGTCTGACCTTCTAGTTCGTGTTCGTGATAGCCTTCACATCCTATTGTCTTAGCGTGTGCTTCAGCTTCTTCTATTGTAGTAAAAACAGGCTGTCCGTCAATCATTCCTGCTTTAGAAAGCTTTACATCTTGTTCTACCGTGCCTTCATCTCCTAAAGGTTCAAGCCCTAAGTCAGCTCTTATCTCGTCAATCGTCATAACTTCTCTAATAGTCTTACTATCAAATTGAACTGTTATTGGTTTAAGCTGTACAAACTCTACAGGTAAATCTATGTTGTTTACTGAGAATATAGTTTGTAAAGTGTTTAAGATGTTTAGTTGAAAACCTCTTACCACTGTATTTTGATAAAAATTAGCTGCATTTATAAGTTCGTCTGCATTACTAGAAAAACCGTTATTTGTATCAATTCCCATTAAGGTCTTAGATGTAATTCTATGTGCTGCACAAATATTAGAAACTAAAAGCTCTTGTAAAGCTAAGTATTGTTTGTCTGCATCAGAAACGCTTATAGGTGTTATTTCAGGTGTTCT